TTCATATAAAATTATTAAGACAGATGAACTTATGAAGAAAGGTCATCTTGCTAAACTGGATATTAATGTGCTTCTATTGAAACACCCACCAAATAAATTTGAAAACTTTGAAGATGAAGTTCAGTATATTATTACCCATGATCGTAGAAATAATTTTATTAAAAATCTTGCTCTTGATTTAAAAGGTAATACTCTTATTTTATTTGCAAGAGTAGAAGGTCATGGTGAACCATTGTATGAATTAATAAATAAAAGTAAAGTTGATAATCGTCATGTCTTTTTTGTTCATGGTGGAGTGGACACCGAAGACCGAGAGAAGGTTAGAGAAATCACTGAAAAAGAGAATAATGCTATTATCGTGGCCTCTTACGGAACCTTTTCTACCGGCATTAATATCAAAAATCTACACAACGTAATTTTTGCTTCTCCATCTAAATCAAGAATAAGAAATCTTCAGTCAATAGGAAGAGTTTTGCGAAAAGGTAATCAAAAAACCAGAGCTACTCTATATGATATTGCTGATGATATTAGTTACAAATCAAGGAGGAATTATACCCTGAACCATTTAATAGAAAGAATTAAAGTTTATAATGAAGAAAACTTTGATTATGATATAGTCAATATACCCCTTAAGAAATAATGGGAGAAGAATTTCACGCAATAATAAAATTAGTATCTGGAGAAGAACTTTTTTGTCTTCTATCAGTAGATGATAATGATGAAGAAAATCCTATATTAATTTTACAAAATCCAATTGTAGTAAGTTTAAGTAACAATCAAGCTGGAAGTTATATTAAAGTTAAATCATGGATGGAATTATCTGATGAAGATATTTTTCTTATAAGATTAGATAAAGTAATAACAGTCACAGAAAGTAAAGATCAAAAATTAATAGACATCTATAATCATTATATTTCTGATCAGAAAAATGGTATAAACTCTTATAAAGCTGATGGGTCAGTAAGACCTAATTCTAAAATGGGATATGTTACTTCAGTAAAAGATGCTCGTAGAAAGTTAGAACATCTCTTTAAATTAAAACATAAAGAAAGCTAATTTATCTCTTCCAACCTTCACAAAGGTTATTGTACACATATTTGGGTATCTTGTCAAGTTTCAAAAATATGTTATAATATAACTATGTTGTAAATCTAACATGCCAAAAAGAAAGACGGAACATTATGTTAATAATAAAGAATTATTAGAAGCAATAATAGTTTACAGAGCCAAGGTTTTAAAAGCAAAAGCCAAGTATATTAAAAAATACAAGGAAGATCCACCAAAGTCTGGTCCATGGGAAGGTAAACCATTGATACCAAATTATCTTGGATCTTGTTTCTTAAAGATTGCAACACACTTATCATATAAGCCAAACTTTGTTAATTATATGTTTAGAGAGGATATGATTTCTGATGGCATTGAAAATTGTGTACAGTATATTCATAACTTTGATCCAGAGAAGTCTAGGAATCCATTTGCATATTTCACACAAGTAATACATTATGCATTTCTTCGTAGAATACAAAAAGAGAAAAAGCAATTAGATATTAAAACAAAGATTATTGAAAGAACTGGATTTGATGAAGTCATGATGGTTGATGATAATTCATTATCTGGTGATAGTTCTGAATATAATACAATTAAAGATAATATACAGTACCGTAATAATAACCGATGAAGGTTGCTATAATAACAGATACCCATTATGGTGCTAGAAAGGGATCAAAGCATCTTCATGATTACTTTGAACTCTTTTATCGTGATGTCTTCTTTCCGTCTTTAGAAGAGCATCAGATAGACACTGTTATTCATATGGGTGATATATTTGATAGTCGTAAGGCAATAGATTTGCAAAGTCTTGAGTGGTCAAAGAAAGTTGTATTTGAACCTCTTAAGAAATATAAAGTTCATGCTCTTATTGGAAACCATGATTGTTATTATAAAAATACTAATTATGTAAATTCTCCAGAACTTTTATTAAAGGATTATAAGAATATTCAAACTTATTCAAAAGCAACAGAAATTACTATAGATAAGTTAAAAATTCTTTTACTACCTTGGATCAATTCTGAAAATTATGATAAGACTCAAAAGTTAATTGACAAGACTAAAGCAAAAGTTGCTATGGGTCATCTTGAAGTAAATGGATTTAAGGCTACTCGTGGGCATATGATGGAAACGGGTATGGATGTAAAGATCTTTAATAAATTTGAAAAAGTTTATTCTGGGCATTTCCATACTCGATCTAATGATGGAAAAATATTTTATTTGGGTAATCCATATGAGATGTTCTGGAATGATGTAAATGATCCTAGAGGATTTAATATCTTTGATACAGAGACTTTAGAGCATACTCCAATTGATAATCCTTATAAATTATTTTATAATGTATACTATGAAGATACTAATTATAAGTTGTTTAATACAACCGAATATAAAAATAAAATTGTAAAGGTTATTGTTAGAAAAAAATCTAATTTAAAAGATTTTGAAAAGTTTCTAGATAAACTTTATAGTGCAGGAGTACATGAACTTAAGATTATTGAAAATTTTGATCTTCAGGAAAATGAAGATTTTAAAATTGAAGAAGAGGAGAGTACTATTTCTATTTTGAATCGATATATTGATGAATCAGACACTGATTATGATAAGAACATCATCAAAGGTATCTTTCAAGATCTTTATAGACAATCCTGTGAAGTAGAGTAATGTATTTACTAACAATGAAAAATAAACGAGAAGAAGGTGCCTATGCTGTGGATGATCAGTATGGGCATCAAGTTTTATTTTTATTTGAAGAAGAGGATGATGCCGAAAGGTATGCTATGATGTTAGAAGAACAAGAAGATAAGATGATGGACGTAATAGAGGTTGATGACGCACTTGCTATAAAAACTTGTAGAATGCATAATTACAAATATGCAGTAATTACATCTGATGATTTCGTGATTCCCCCTAAAAAATGATAACATTTCAAAAAATTAAATGGAAAAATTTTCTATCTACAGGTAATCAATGGACTGAAGTAGATTTTTTAAAACATAATACAAATTTAATTGTTGGTACAAATGGTTCTGGAAAGTCAACCATGTTGGATGCTCTTACTTTTGCTTTGTTTAATAAACCATTTCGTAAAATTAATAAAGGACAATTAATTAATACTGTTAATGAGAAAGATTGTTTAGTTGAAATAGAATTTAATGTTAATAATAGAGATTATATTATAAGAAGGGGTATAAAACCTAATATATTTGATATTGAAGTTGATGGAAATGTATTACATAAAGAAGCAGATGATAGATCAAACCAAAAAATATTAGAAGAAACTATATTAAAGGTAAATTATAAATCATTTACTCAAATTGTTATATTGGGTAGTAGTACATTTGTTCCATTTATGCAGTTGAGTGGTTCAAATCGAAGAGAAGTTATTGAAGATCTTTTGGATATTCGTATTTTCTCTGCTATGAATAGTATTGTTAAAGAGACTTTAAGGGAAAAGAGAACCCAGATAAAATCGTTGGAACTTAAGAAAGAGAATATCGATGATAAAATGTCTATGCAAAAGAATTTTATTAAGGAATTAGAAGAGCAAGGTAAGACTAATATTGAAAATAATAAGCAAAAGATTAAAACATTGAGTATTGAAAATGATACTCATATAGAAAAAAATGGACTTTTTGAAGCAGATATATCAGACCTACTTAAAGAGCAAGAAGTTGTTGCTGGTGCTGGTGAAAAGTTAGTGAAACTTAATAATCTTAAAGGTAAAATCACCCAGAAAGTATCGACCATTACCAAAGAACATAAGTTTTTCACAGATAATACGGTTTGTCCCACATGTACTCAATCCATAGAAGAATCATTTAGGTTAAATAAAATTGCTGATGTGCAGGATAAAGCAAAAGAATTGCAATCTGGTTATAAAGAACTAGAAATAACAATTCAAAAAGAACAAGAAAGACAGCATCAGTTTGCTCAATTATCAAAGGAGATTACTAAACTCAATCATGACATTTCTCAAAACAATACTCGGATTAGTCTCAATCAACGACAAATCAGAGATCTTGAAGATGAAGTTCAAACAATTACCGAACGATTTAAAAATAGAAATACTGAACATGAGAAATTAGCAGAGTTTAAACAAGGTCTCAAACAAACATCAAAAGATTTATTTGTAAAAAAAGAGGAAATTACTTATTATGATTTTGCTTATTCTCTTTTGAAGGATGATGGTGTAAAGACTAAAATAATAAAAAAGTATCTTCCATTTATTAATCAACAGGTAAATCGTTACCTTCAGTTGATGGATTTTTATATCAATTTTACATTGGATGAAGAGTTTAATGAGACTGTAAAATCTCCTATCCATGAAGATTTCTCATACTCATCTTTCAGTGAAGGTGAGAAGATGAGAATTGATTTGGCATTACTTTTCACATGGAGAGAAGTTGCCAGAGTCAAGAATTCTGTGAATACAAATCTTCTTATTATGGATGAGGTATTTGATAGTTCATTGGATGGGTTTGGTACTGATGAATTTTTAAAGATTATTAGATATATAATAAAGGATGCGAATATTTTTGTTATATCCCATAAGTCAGAACTGAATGACAAATTTGAAAGTGTCATAACCTTTGACAAAGTTAAGGGATTTTCACGTATGATATCACAGAAGCAGTATGAGCAATGAACACTCCAAATTGGCAACACCACTCCAAGAAGGAGGCCAAACGAAAACTTAAACCACAGGCATTACGTGCCTCAAGAGAAAGACGCAGACAGTTAATAAAGCGTCTACTAAACCCCTCAAACCGAGGGGTTTCGTCTTATAATAGGTTCATAAGCAACAAACCTAATGGCAGTAAAGCACGAAATCAAATCACAACTTGCTAAACTTCTTGCCACAGAAGATCTGATTATAGAGCATAAGCAAATAGAAACAGCACAGTTTAATGTACAGACTCGTGTATTAATTCTTCCATTATGGGAAAAGGCAACTAATATAATATATGATTCGTTAGTGGCACATGAAGTAGGACATGCTCTTTATACACCTGATAGAGAATGGTGGAAAGAAAAAAATATACCACATACATTTTTGAACATTGTTGAGGATGCTAGAATTGAGAAGTTGATGAAGAGAAGATATGCTGGACTTGCCAAAACATTCTATAAGGGATATAATGAACTGAATGATTTAGATTTCTTTGATATTAATGATCAAGATCTTACTACTTTTAACCTTGCTGATAGGATTAATTTATATTTCAAGGTTGGTGCGTGGAATGATATATCTTTTTCAGATGCTGAAACTTCGATTCTCCGTTTAATTGAAAATGCCGAAACGTTTGATGACACCATATCCGCAGCAGAAGCGTTATATAATTTCTGCAAACAAGAAACGGAAGAGGAATCTAAACCTCAAGAGCAGAAAATTGAAGGAAATACTGGGATGGATTCTGAAGGGGATAGGAATAGCTCTGATAGCGACAGTGACGATACTGATTTTACCGTTCCTGAGTCTAATAGTGATGCTCCTATGGAAAGCAGGAGTGATAGCGATGTTGATAATAATAGGATGGATGGTGCTGGCGCTTCTGTAGATCCAGTCAAGGAACCAGAAACAAGAACTGTTGATTCTTTAGATAAGGCACTTAAGAATCTTGTAAATGAGCATAGTAAAGAAAATGTATATGTTGAAATACCAGAGTTAAATTTAGATGACATCATTATTTCTAATGAGGACATACACAAAAAATGTGAGGTAAATTGGTCAAATTGGGAATATAATTATAAAGAAACAATTGCTAGAGGTGATCTAGATTTGTATGGTGAAGTTGATAGTGAATATAGAAGTTTTAAAAGATCAGCACAGAAAGAAGTCAATTTTCTTGTTAAAGAATTTGAAATGAAAAAGAGTGCTGATTCTTATGCTAGATCTACGATTGCTAAAACTGGAATTCTTAATACATCAAAACTTCATACATACAAGTTCAATGAAGATCTCTTTAAGAAAGTAAATGTTGTTCCTGATGGAAAGAATCATGGGTTGATATTTATTCTTGATTGGTCAGGATCAATGGCAGAAGTAATGACTGATACTTTAAAGCAACTTTATAATTTGATTTGGTTCTGTAAGAAAGTTAATATTCCATTTGATGTTTATGGATTTACTAATGAGGCACTACTTTTCGATGCTAGTGAAGAAGAAAATCTTTATGATAAAAGAAAAGCTTTTGTAGAAAAGAAAGGATTATTTGTTGTTGAAAATTGTTTTGGTATGTTACACTTGTTTACTAGTAAAGTTAATAGTAAAGTATTAGATCAACAATTACTCAATATCTATCGTACTTCTGAAGCTTTCAAAAGAGGTGTTTATTATAAGTATCCACAAGGATTACATCTTTCTGGTACACCATTAAATGAAAGTTTAGTAGCACTTCATCAAATTTTACCTAAATTTAAAGAAGAGAATAAGTTACAAAAAGTTCAGTGTGTGATACTTACTGATGGTGAAGCATATCCTTTAAGATATTTTCGTGAAGTTGAAAGGCGTTGGGAAGATGAACCATTTTTAGGAACTGGTGCTTGTGGAGATAATGTTTCATTGCGTGATAGAAAATTGGGTAAAACTTATAATTTTTCATATGAATACTATTCATTTACCGATACTATGTTAAGGCATTTGGGAGATAAGTTTCCTGATACCAATTTCATTGGTATGAGAATTATGTCTGGTAGAGATGCTGGATCCTTTATTCGTAGGTATATCGACCCTTACAAAGAAGTGAAAAAGTATGATATAATAATGAAGTCTTGGAAAACTAATAAATCTTTCTCTCTTAAAGATTCTGGATATAGTACTTATTTTGGTATATTGTCCAATTCTTTATCTGATGATGGTACTTTTGAAGTTAATGAAGACGCAACAAAAGCACAAATCAAAAGGGCATTTGTTAAATCTCTTAAGACTAAAAAATTAAATAAAAAAGTTTTAGGAGAATTTATTGAATTGGTAGTTTAACATGAACAAAGAATACATTAAAGAAATTCCTAATTGGGAAAAAACATATCTTAATGATATGAAAGATAGTTTATCTAAACAACAGATAGAACTTCTTAATGGTAGATATATCAAGGCACATGAAGGAATGATTTACGGACAAATGTATGCTGACTGGAAGGAAAAATACATTAAGCAAACCTTAAATGGGTAAATAATTTACAGAATAAAAAGACCTATGAGTGGAGATTGTACAGAACAACCAGTAATTTTTTATTCTGAAGAGATGACTGAAGCAAAGATTTTTCTTTTGCGTCATCATGGAGTTGTATTTAAGAATCGTGAGTATTACTTTAATAATGATGATAAAGACTATGACGACTAATTATGATGACTCCAATTGGAGAGAAGAATCTTTACCATATTACACAGGAAAACAAGAAGAATTATTGAGGAATGGTCCGAAATCTCTTTCTCAATCGTGGATAATGGGAGCAATGTATAATGAATGGAAAAGAAGGAATGGGTATAAAGACCCAGAACCACCTGATTGTTCATCATCTTTAGAGGAGTTTTTTAAAAAGCAGAAGACAATTGAATAAGTGTCCACGGGGGTATATATTACCCCCTTTTTTGTATTATAATATGTTCAGTTAAATAAAACACGATGCCCTCTGCTCCCTTTGAACTTAAGATGACTGAACAACAAGCATTTGATGGTTTAAAAGAAACATACGGAACAGAATTTACTTCTGCTGATGTTAAAGCATTTTGTGCCATGAATGATATTGCTTATGCTACTGTAACCAGAAAGATTCAGAAATACAAAGTTTCTAAAGGTAGATGGAATCTTGAAGTTACTGCTGAAGCAGTTAAGAATATTGAAAAATCATTTAATGCTCCTACAGTCGAACCAGTTGAAAATTTAGTTCCCGAACAAGATCCTACATTTATTAAATTTGGAAATTTTAATGATGTTAAAAAAATTATACAAAGTAAACTTTTTTATCCTACTTTTATCACTGGATTATCTGGAAATGGCAAGACATTTTCTGTAGAACAAGCATGTGCCCAATTGGGTAGAGAACTTATTAGAGTAAACATTACCATAGAAACAGATGAAGATGATCTCATTGGTGGGTTCCGTCTTGTTAACGGTGCCACAGTATGGCACGACGGACCAGTTATTCAAGCTCTCAACAGAGGAGCTATCTTGCTCCTTGACGAGATCGACCTTGCCTCAAACAAAATCCTCTGCCTCCAATCCATCCTTGAAGGTAAAGGAGTTTTCCTTAAAAAAATCGGAAAATTCATCCAACCAAAGACGGGTTTCAACATCATCGCAACCGCAAACACTAAAGGTAAAGGTTCAGATGACGGACGATTTATTGGAACTAACGTGCTTAATGAAGCCTTCCTTGAAAGATTCCCTGTAACATTTGAGCAGGATTATCCAGCACCTTCAGTAGAAAATAAGATCTTGGGAGCAGTTGCTTCTCAACTAGGTGTTACTGATACTGATTTCTGTAAGAGACTTGTAGACTGGGGTGATATCATCCGTAAAACATTCTATGATGGTGGTGTTGAGGATATTATCAGTACTCGTAGATTGGTACATATACTTCGTGCTTATTCTATATTTGGCAAGAAGGAAAAAGCAATTCAAGTTTGTGTAAATCGTTTTGATGATGAAACAAAACAATCATTCCTTGAATTGTATGATAAAGTAGATGCTGATTTTGAAATTGACAGATTGGAGGATAAGATGTATAATGACTAATGCTTGGAGTCTACTTTATGATGAACTTTATGGAGATAAGAAAATGACTGATAAAAACAGAGTAACCCCACAGGAAAGTGATGAATATGATCCTATAATTGGAGTAGGAAATACTGCATCTCTTGATGGTAATATTAATATTAATACTACATCTCTTGCTGATGGTTTTACTATTACTGGAATGGAAGGGTTTGATATTGGTACTGCATATATTGGAGATGCTGACCACACAAATCTAGGTCAAGATTGGAGATCTGTTGAAGATCCTTATTATAATACTAATATTAATATTGGAGATATAAGTGTATCAGATACACCAAAACCTGGAATAGAATTAGATAATCCCAGAAAATATAAAGAAGATGAGTCAATCAAAGCTCTTCAGGATTATATTTCTACCACTTATGGTGGACATTATACTTCCAAACAAAATAATGTACAGACACTTGACCTTATTGAGTCTGTAGGAGATGCAGAATCTTTCTGTCGTTCTAATGCAATTAAGTATTTGAGTCGATATGATAAGAAGGGACAAGCAAAACGTGATATACTAAAAGCATTGCATTATACTTTACTCTTATATCATTTCAGTGGACAATTAAATGAAACTCCGACCCGTGGTTATGAAACTTTCTGATAAAACACTTACTGTTCTTAAAAACTTTGCTGGAATTAATAATTCCATTCTAGTAAAACAAGGAACACAACTTCGTACAATGTCTGTTGCTAAAAATATTCTTGCAGAGGCATCTATAGATGAGGAATTTCCAAAAGATTTTGCTATCTATGATTTAAATCAATTCTTAAATGGTTTGGGACTTCATCAAGATCCTGAAATGGATTTTACTGAAAGTTCTTATCTTACAATTCGTGAAGGTAAAAGAAGAGTTAAGTATTTCTTTGCTGATCCTGCTGTAATAGTTTCTCCACCAGATAAGGAAATTAATCTTCCTTCAGAAGATGTTCATTTTCAATTAGATAGTGTTTCTTTAGAAAAATTACTTAAGGCAGCAGCAGTATATCAGTTACCAGATTTATCCGTAATTGGTGGTGCTGGTGTTGTTAAACTTGTTGTTAGAGATAAGAAGAATGATACTTCTAATGAATTTGCTATTGTAGTTGGTGAAACCGATAAAGAATTTGCATTTAATTTTAAGGTAGAGAATATTAAAATTATTCCTGGTGCTTATGATGTAGTTGTTTCTTCTAAATTATTATCTCAATTTACAAATACAAATTATAATTTGAAATATTTTATTGCTTTAGAACCAGATTCTACATTTGAATAATGGATACTAAAGAGTATATGCAAGATGGGTGGGATAGAGGTCCTACTGGATGTCATCCATATAAACGTGGATCCCGACATAATAAAATTGGGATGTGGATTATGTGGATTTTTTATGGTATAGTTATTGTTCAGATTATTCATCTTTTGTGGAAATGAAATTAACACAGGAAGTCATTGATAAAATCCAAGAGGCAATGAACCATACTAAAATGAATGGTGAAGTCAATTGGAAAGATGGTGATGAAATTGAGGTATGTTTAGGTGGACATTATGCTGCTGAT